GGCGTAAGATTGATCCAAGGTATCGATATCTCACCATCATGGCAGATCCTGAGAGACCTAAAGTCTTCGGTCTCGATGCTGTAAATCTTAAGAAACCGTATCGAGTTGTTGAAGGCCCGATCGACTCTCTGTTCCTCAAGAACTGCATCGCCACGGCCGGCGGCAAGCTTCAGGCCGAGCTAGCCAAGATGCATGCCGATCCCAAATTGGGAACTGTCATCTACGACAATGAACCCCGCAATGCGGCAGTTGTCAGGAATATCGAAGGAGCTATCGAGGATGGTTTCAATGTGGTCATTTGGCCAGAGTCTCTGACTCTCAAAGACGTAAATGATATGGTTCTCGCTGGAATTGATCCAGAGGCCATGATCAACGATCATACATATTCAGCGCTACGTGCTAAACTTGAGTTACAAAAATGGAGAAAGACTTGACCCTTGCTTATTCCCAACCTACGGTAACGCTTAAAGCCTACACTCAGACAGTCGAGGGGTTTGAGGTTGATGCTGAAGATCTAGTTGCCTATGTTGCGAGGGTCAGCAACCCTACCAATCAGATGAACTTCGCGACCTCTGACCGTTTGCTCGGTTATCTTATTCGTAATTCTCATTGGTCTCCTCTAGAAATGGTCAGCGTTCTGTTTGAAATCGAGACTACTAGGGATATCGCCAGGCAGATCTTGAGGCACAGATCTTTCACATTCCAAGAATTCTCTCAGCGCTATGCAAATCCAACGGTAGACACCGCCGGGCTTGGATTTGTTCTTAGAGAGCCACGTCTACAAGATACTAAAAACCGGCAAAACTCTATCGAGGGCGTTGATGGAGCAACGGCATTTTTGTGGGATGCTGCACAGCGCAGGGTTCTTGACGCTGCTCAAGAAGCGTATCTTTGGGCAACCGACAACGGAATCGCCCTCGAACAAGCACGAGTGGTCCTACCGGAGGGCCTAACTAAATCTCGGCTGTACATGAACGGAACGCTGCGGAGCTGGATTCACTACATTGCCCTCCGTGAGGCTAACGGCACCCAGAAAGAACACCGTGAAATAGCCCTGCTAGCCAAAGAGCAATTGTTCAAACTCTATCCGTTTGTCGAAAAGGCTTGGCCCGTAATCGTTGAGCAGCTGCATTCTGCCGGAGTGATTAAAGAACTTCGCGCGCAGCTGCTGGAAGCTGAAGCCGAGATCGGGTATCTAGAAAATCAATTGTTCGATGAGCGTTTAAGCCGCGAAATAGATCAATAATCAAAACCAATATCAACTACTTAACTTCTAGAAATTAGCAGCCAGGTGGTTGCACATAGGAAACGAATGTCAGTCATCAGTATTACTAAAAGAAACGGGCAAAAAGAGCCTCTCAATATTGCCAAAATCCACAGGGTTGTTTCCTGGGCGTGTGAGGATATAGCTGGAGTCTCAGCTTCTGAACTAGAGATTCAGTCTCAGCTAAAGTTCAACAACAACATGTCCAGTGCTGACATTCAAGAGACTCTAATTCAGGCAGCGGCAAACCTAATCAGCATTGAGTCTCCTGGTTATCAATATGTTGCCAGCCGCCTGATCAACTACCATCTCCGCAAACAAGTCTACTCACAACCACACCCTGGTAGTCTAGCCGATCTTCTGCGTAGAAATATCAAGGCCGGTATCTATACCCCGGAGTATCTAGAATGGTACACCGACGAAGAGATCGATCAGATCGATTCGTTCATCAATCACGACCGAGACTTCAACATCGCCTATGCTGGAATGGAACAGTTCCGAGGTAAGTATCTGGTCAAAGATCGGACTACCGGCCAGATCTTTGAAACTCCCCAAATGGCGTACGTCTTGATCGCTGCAGCCCTATTCCATAGTTACCCCAAAGAGACTCGACTCAAGTGGGTTCGAGAATATTACGACGCAACTTCCAAGTTCGACATCTCTCTGCCGACCCCAATCATGGCAGGCCTCAGGACTCCGCAGAAGCAGTTCAGCTCGTGTGTTTTGATCGACTCGGACGACTCGCTGGATTCCATCATCGCCACAACTGGCGCCGTGGTCAAGTACGTCTCCAAGAAGGCTGGCATCGGTATCAATGGTGGCCGCATCCGGGCTGAGAAGTCCAAGGTTCGTAACGGCGATACTGCTACAACTGGTCCGCGTGGCTATTGGAGACTCTTCCAAGACGCAACTAAATCCTGCTCACAGGGTGGGGTTCGCGGCGGAGCTGCAACTCTCTATTGGCCTGCTTGGCACCTAGACTTTGAAGACCTCATCGTCGTGAAGAACGGCAAGGGCACTGAATTCAACCGTATCCGCCAAATGGATTACGGCGTTCAATTCAACAAGCTCATGTACGAACGCTTGCTTTCCGGTGGTGACATCACGCTCTTCTCACCTCATGAAGTGCCTGGGTTATATGAGGCCTTCTTCAAAGACCAAGACAGGTTCAGAGAGATCTACGAAGCCGCCGAGCGTTCGACCAAGTTCCGCAAGAAGACCATTAAGGCCTCCGAACTATTCTCCATGTTCATGACTGAACGTAAGGAGACGGGCCGGATTTACTTCATGAACGTCGATCACTGCAACGAGCATAGCTCGTTCATCACCGAGATGGCAGCGATCTACATGTCGAACCTCTGCACCGAGATCACGCTGCCGACCAAGTCACTGGATGATTTGAAAGATTTGCTTGGTGAAATCGCGCTGTGCACACTGTCGGCAAACAATCTCGGCCGCATCAACAAGGACTTCAGAGGCCTTGAAAAAATCGCAGAACTGACTGTTCGCGGCCTTGATGCGCTGTTGTCCTATCAAGACTATCCGGTTCCTGCAGCTGAACGGGCCACGATGTATCGTCGTCCGTTGGGCATCGGCCTGATCAACCTGGCCTACTGGATGGCCAAGAACGACATGACCTATTCGGATCCTGACCTCGAGAAGATCGATGAGCTGGTTGAAGCCTGGTCGTACTATCTGATCAAGGCTTCCGTGGACCTGGCCGAAGAGTTCGGGCCGTGCCCAGGCTGGAAGGAGACCAAGTACTCCCTCGGCATCACCCCTAACATGACCTACAAGAAGTCGGTCGATGAGCTGGTGCCTCACAAGGAGCGTATGCCTTGGGGACCACTCCGTGAGCGTATGCAGATCGTCGGCATCCGCAACTCAACCCTGATGGCTCAGATGCCGGCCGAGACTTCTGCACAGACCAGTAACTCAACCAACGGCCTGAACCCAGTTCCTGATTTGGTTACTGTCAAAAAGTCTAAGGATGGCGTTCTGGCTCAAGTTGTTCCTGAGGTTGCCCGCCTGAAGAACAAGTACGAACTCAAATGGACTATGAAGTCTCCGCAAGGTTACTTGAAAGTAATGGCCGTGTTCCAGAAATACATCGACCAGGCCATGTCGATCAACACGCCGTATAACCCAGCCTTCTATGAAAATGAAGAGATCCCAATGTCTGTTCTGATTGGTGACATGCTCTTCATGTATAAGTATGGTCTCAAGACCGGTTATTATTTTGAAACCCATGACGGTGCTGGCGAAGAGGAAGCAACTCCTACCCAAGCCGAAGCACCTGAAGATGAAGAAGAATGCTCAGCATGCGTACTGTAAAGAAACACCACACCGACAAGATGATGTTCTTGGACGGCCCAGTCGAAATCTCACGTTACGATGTCGTTAAGTATCCGTTCCTAGACAAGCTAACCCAGAAGCAGCTTGGGTTCTTCTGGCGACCAGAGAAAACCGACATCACCCAGGATCAAAAGGAATTCAAGGGTCTGACGCTTGGAGAGCAACATATCTTTACCTCCAACCTGAAGCGCCAGATTGTTCTCGATACCAAACAAGGATCCGCTCCTGCCACCATCCTCGGCCCTCTTGTTTCTTTGCCGGAGCTTGAGACATGGATCATGACGTGGACCTTCTTTGAGACTATCCACTCTAGGTCCTATACCCACATCATTCGTAACATTTATCCTAAGCCATCCGAGGTGTTCGATACTGTTATGGACATTCCTGAGATCGTCGAATGTGCTGCTGATATTGGCAAGTACTATGATCGCTTAGAGAAGCTGACAGCTTATCGGATCGGTCATAATGTTTCTGATCGTGATCGGTACGAGCTGAAAAAAGCGCTATGGCTCTGCCTGAACGCTATCAATGCCCTCGAGGGTATCCGGTTCTATGTCTCGTTCGCCTGCTCGTGGGCCTTCGCCGAGATGAAGAAGATGGAGGGCAATGCCAAGATCATCAAGGAAATCGCCCGTGATGAGAATCTTCATCTGGCATCAACCCAGCAGATCCTGAAGATCCTGCCAAAGGACGACCCTGACTTCGTTCAGATCGCCGAAGAGTGTGCTCCAGAGGTTCTTCAGATGTTCATGGACGTGATCAATCAGGAAAAAACCTGGGCCAAGTTCCTCTTCACAAAGGGCTCCATGATCGGTTTGAACGAAGAAATCATGTGTGACTACGTGGACTACATCGGCAACAAGCGCATGCGGGCGGTCGGTGTTGAGTCTCCATTCAAGTCTGGCCCTAACCCGCTGCCATGGACTCAAAAGTGGATTGCCGGCGCCGACGTTCAGGTTGCACCACAAGAAACAGAAGTTGAGGCGTACATTGAAGGTGGGGTCAAACAAGACCTGAAGTCGGACACATTTGCTGGATTTTCGCTTTGATACATAGGTTCATGGGACAGTGATTTTCCAGAACAACGACTTAGGGTAACCCACAATGATTAATAAGCTAACAGTTTTCACATGTACAGGGTGTGATGCCGAGTTTGGTATCATCCCTCATACTGATTTCGAAGAAGAAGATGTAACATTCTGCCCAATGTGTGGTGATCCAGTAGAATCAGACGCAGACCTGGACAACCTCTACACTGATGAAGAAGACGACGAAGACTAAGAACTAAGACTTGGAGGTCCACATAAATACCCTAAGAAGATTAGGAGTTGTTTATGTGGACCTATCAGGGTGAGCCATTCGATCCAGAAGAAGCAAAAAACTGGTTCGGAGCTGTGTACATTATATGCAACACAGTCAATAATAGAAAATATATAGGACGGAAGTGTTTCACAGCGGCTGGCCGTAAGACTGTGAAAGGCAAAGTCAAGAAAATCCGTAAGGATTCAGATTGGCTTACCTACTATGGAAGCTCCGATGAGCTTAAAGCTGACATCGAAAGACTAGGCAAAGACCAATTCACCAGAGAAATCGTCAAGCTGGTTAAGACCCGTGGCGAACTCGCATACTGGGAAAGTAAATATATCTTTGACACCGAGGCCATTCTACGATCGAGTTATTATAACGGTTGGGTGACCTGTAAAATCAGTTCTGGTCATGTGAAGTCGCTTTGGATTGACGACAAGGAACCTGATGACAAAAGACCAAATGGCCAAAATGATGGAGCTGGAATCTAAAGGCTGGGAGACTATCTACTTTCCAAACCCACCTGATTACATGCACCAGATAGTTGGCGGCGATCAGTTCATGATGAGTGAGAATCGTAACCTCATCATGGTCACCGGAGCCGGTGAGATTTACTGGCCGAGATGGACGCTTCGAGAAGAACCTAACAATCATTGATAATGGAGAAGACCTATGGGTAAAAAAATCATGCGCAAGGGCTACGGCGGATCCAAGAAGATCCACAGCACCGTGGCTCGGTCGACTGTCGTTGCAGCTAATGCTGCCCGCAGCCCACTGGACAAGATGGCTGGCATCCAACGCGCCTGGAAAGCTGGGTTGAACCCCTGGCTGACGGTGGACAACCGCACCAACGATCCGAAGAACAACAAGCCGTTTATTCGGGTCCGCTCTAATGACTATTGGGGTAAGCCTACCGCAGGCTATTCCATGGGCAAACAGCCTGATGGAGCCGCAGCGTGATTGAGGGCTCTATCACAGTATACTGGCAACCTGCATGTAAGTTCTGTGAACTAGCCAAGAACCTGCTGAACAATAAGGGTCTTTCATATGATACCGTTCAGCTTGGCGAGGATATGTCGAAAGAGTATTTTAAGATGATCAATCCTGGAATCGAGAAAGTTCCGGCTATTTTCATCGATGAAAAGTACATCGGCGGTTACACTGAACTCAAGGGGATGCTTATCCCGGCAGAAGGAAAT